AGGCATGTTCCCTACATTGGAGTCATTTTGTCAAGTGATGGATCAATGTACTGAAAATTATGAATGCTTGGTGATAAATAACAACGCCAAATCCAACAAATTACAGGACCAAGTGTTCTGGTACAAAGCAGACGCACATAATGACTTCAGATTAGGATCTAAGGAGTTCTGGGAACTGTCCAAATCCATTAATGATGAAGACGAAGATGAACAATATGATCCGAATAATGTCAAGAAACGTGGTCAGGGACCCAAAATCGCGGTAAAGAAGACAAAGTGGTAATACGCTTTTATAAAAAGCGCTTTCAAAATATAAAAGCGGTTTAAATCAACTTAATATATAATAAGATGCAAGAACTAAACATCGTAGAACTGATAGAGAAAAACCCAATTTCTAAATTGTCAAATGTGTATAATAACAAATTAATAAATAAAATTAAAGAAAATTTTACTGATTTTGAATCACAATTATTTGTAAGTAGTTTTTATTGCTACTTAAATTATGATAAAAATATAGATTTTGTGGTAGATTTAGATGATGTATGGAAATGGTTAGGTTTTCAACAAAAAGTAAAAGCAGTTGTATTATTAGAAAAACATTTTAAATTAGATATAGATTATAAAACCGCTTTACCGTCAGGGAAAGCGGTTTCTGGTCAAGAACCTACTGTTAAACAAAATGGCGGACAAAACAAACAAACCATTTTATTAACCATAAAATGTTTCAAGTCATTATGTTTAAAAGCACAAACAAAAAAAGCAGGCGAAATACATGAATATTATATGAAAATGGAAGACGTTTTACATCAAATTGTAGAAGAAGAAACCGATGAATTAAAACTCCAATTAGAGCAGAAAGAAAATATTATTTTAGAAAAAGATATAGCAATAAAAAAATCAAAAAAGGAAAAACAAAGGGCAGTAGAACAAGCAATAATTGTTCAATTTCCATTGAATACCGAATGTATATATTTTGGAACAATTGACAACACAAATGAAGCAAATGAAAAATTAATAAAATTTGGTCACACAAATGACCTAGCAACTAGAATACATGATCACCGTAAAAATTACGACAATTTTGAATTAGTTGAGGCATTTAGAGTTCAAAATAAAGTAGAAATAGAAAATCTTATAAAAACATATCCTAAAATTAAAAGGCAGATTCGAACCATTGAACTGAACTGTAAAAATAAAACAGAAATAATTGCTTATGACACTACAAATTTTACTATTGAGAAATTAACTAAACATATCAAAGATATTATACATTCTAAAACATACAGTATAGATAATTTTAATAAACTAATGAAACAAAATGAAGAATTAGAAAGAGAAAATAGAGAATTAAAAGAACATTCAGAAACAAATAAAAATACTATAACAAAACTAAGTATTGAATTATTCGAATTAAAAGAACTAATTGAAAAACAAAAATCATTAATTGAATTAACTAGTATAGAAAATCAATCAGTTTATCAAAATATATTATTACCAGAAGACGATCAAACAAGTAAATTTAATGAATTTATTTCAACTATGTGTATAGTTAGATCAGACGTAGAGGAATCATCCATTAATATGGAAGGTGAATATCGTATTTGGAATAAAACAAAACCAAAAAAAGAGATATTTCATGCATTTAAAAATTATTTAGACACTAGATTTAAACCATCAAGACTTTCCAATCAAAATAAAAACCAAATTGTTTATGGTTATATTGGTGTTAAACTTAAAGATATTGAATATAAAAAAATGTTTACTGTAAATGCTAGTAATATAGAAACATTTTTATTTCAGGTTTGTAAATTTTCATCTAGTGGTAAAATATTAAACTCTACATTACTTGATGAGTACAGACGATGGAAGAATAATTTAAATAAAGAATGTTCTGATAATGATATGAAGGAAATAAAAGATTATTTAAATAATTGCGAATATGTGCTTAAATCAACCGTTTGGACTGATAAAGGATCAAATGAAGGATACTATGGACTATCTTTAAAAAAAGATGAACACAATCATAAAATTACATCTTCAACTGGTAAACCAGTTGAAAAAGTAGAATTAATATCAGGACTAGTATTAAACACATGGGAAACCATAGCAAAAGCAGCGGAATTTGAAAATATATCACCTGCTAAAATGTCAAGAAGTATAAAAAATAATTTACAATTCAACAATGATTATTTTTATAGAATAAAATCTTAACCAAAATCAATTATAAAAAGAACAAAAACGTAATCGCAAACGCAAAGACAATTTGTAATGTTATAACAGACCTAGATAGAAAATTCTTACATTTAAGATCTACATATGCTGTAGTTGTCTGAAAATTAATTGACATAATTAAAGCAATTCCCCACTTATAATCTAAAAATTGTTTTTTTGGAAATCCTTGTTGTATAAAAAAATTGTTATCAAAATCTCGTAACAATAAATAATAAATGACAGTGAAAACAAGTGTGCACGTAATTTGTAACGCAAACAGATTAAAGTATTTTACATATGGTTCGGAAACTAGACCAAAAAAGTTGCCAAAAAATAAAAAATCTTCATATATTTTTGGTTTTTTTTTCTGATTACTTTCAGTAGTAGCGTTATTAGTATTCGCGTTATTAGTATTCGCGTTATTAGTATTCGCGTTATTAGTAGTAGTAGTGTTATTAGGATTAGGATTAGTGTTTGTATTTGTATTTGTATCATCTATATTTGTATCATCTATATTTGCATAATTATAGTAATTGCTCATTTAAAATAATATAATATAAAAATTAATCTTATTTTTATATTGTAATGTAAATTAGACGCCTAAATAAATAACGCACTAAAGGTTGTCAATTCAATCAACACGTTCCATGCTGTCAGCAGCGTCCTCCTTTTTAATAGCGAAAGGACCACTGAGCAACTCGGATCTGCCATAATCAGATTGTCCAGTAACAATGTTCTCACCATCGAACAACTCACTGCGAATATCGGCAGCAGATATAACATCATTCTTGGCAAACTTAGCGTCTTCAACACCTACCAAATTACCATCTGCGTCAATATCCTGAGTAATGGTGCTGCCATGCTTCTCAGCGTTCTTCTTGTTATCATCAATTGCCTTTTGCTTGGTCTCCTTGACACGCTGTTCAAAGGCAGTTTTGGCAACAGACTCATTCTTCTGCTTCTCCTGCGCCAATTGATTGAGTTCCTCCTCCATGTACTCAACACGACCAGTCTTGTACGCCTCGGGATCCCAGCACAACCACTGACCCACAGGTCCAACAAAAACGTCAAAACTGGGATCAGTTTCACGCAACAACTTGGCGCGCATCTCGGCCTCCTCTTGAGTGGCGAAATTTCCTCTCGACTTGAAACCTCTGACAGAAGTCTGGAAATTGTGCTTGATGTTGAACTGCTTCTCCATCTCCTCCTCATTCTTATCCAAGAATGTCTTGTAATCGTCCTCAATAGAAGAACTAATAATGTTATCTCTCTCCTCCTTAACAAACCCCTCATAATCCTTCATGACATCCTCAAAATTCAACTTGTACTTGAATGACACGAAATTAAGGAACTGGTGAAACTTCTCCATCGCCTTTGAGAATTCCCACTTCTTTAGGAATGATTCAAAGAAAAACATTTCCTTCTGCTTCAAAATCTTCTCAGGCGTGATGAAAGAAAAGCATCCAAACTGTTGTCCGGCAATGGGTTTATCAAGTTCCAATAGATCAACATATTTAGGATTCTCAGACCCATCCTTTCTCAACTTTCGTTCAAACGCTAGTTTTTTGGCAACATTCGACTTAGATTTTCCACTCATTTATATATTTATTTAGTTATTCGTTTTAAGTTTTAATTTATATAATTATTATTTTGTTTATAAATTCAAAATAATATTCTTAATTACATTCTTATTTTTTTTCTTTTTTATTTATATAAGAATGGCCATGTTTAATGTTGCTGAACTAGTTAAGAGAATTGTTAAGTACTTAATTGAGGGTTTGATGGTTGCTATTGCTGCCTTCGCTATCCCCAAGAAGTCTTTGAATATGGAGGAGATTATATTGCTTGCACTAACTGCCGCCGCAACCTTCGCCATTTTGGACACATACATTCCTAGCATGGGTGTGTCGGCGCGAACTGGCGCTGGATTCGGAATTGGCGCCAACTTGGTTGGATTCCCGGGTGGACTCTAAACCTACCTTTTTTCAACCTTTTAAAAGGTTGAGTCAAACAAATAAATAATTAATTAAATATATTTAATTATTTATTGTAAATCTCTTAACCATTAAATAAACTACAGTCGTTTTACTTATCCAAACATTTGTCGCATCTCCGAGTAAGTCATATTGCGTCCAGTTTGCTCCTTAAACGCGTCAGCGCCCGCCTGTAGTCTGCCAATCAATTCATCTGGTTTGTTCAATAACCCTAATCCTTCCTGCATCGTCTTTGGATTTATATCGATTTCGATCTTCTTCATGATTGCTTGAAGATTTTGATCTTCAGTATGTTTCACTTGAACAGGTTTATTAGTATTAATATTAGTTGTAGTTGTCTCAGACATTTTTATATAACTAAGTCAAATAATCTTTATATAAGTTGAATATATATTTTCTCAATAAATATATATTATGGATAATGAACTTAAAGCGTCAAAAACTAGAGCAAGATCTAAATCAAAGTCAAGTTCAAGTTCAGGTTCTAAAGGCACACAAAAAAACAAACCTAAGTCAAGCAGTCATACAGCAACCGCAAGAACAGCAACAATATCAAGAACACCTATTGGTAAAAAAGAAATAATATCAGAATTAGATGACGAATTTGAGGTTGTTGGTAGTACAACAACGCGTTCAGTATCAAGACCTCGTTTATCATCGTCTAAATCGCAAAGAAAACAAGCGTCAATACACAGACCACGAGTATTAGTTTCTTCTAAAATTAGAAAACAAGGAGCAAATTTTAAAATTACACGTGAATATTCAGATGGAACAAAGGAAAATGAGGTAATAATTACGGATGATAACAAACCAGTGAGACTAGTATTTCAAAAACATAAGGAAGTACGTAGCGAACGGGGGTGGCCAGGTGTTAAAACAACCAATTATTTTAGTGATGGAAGAATTGAGGAATCAAAAGATTGGAAATATAATAAGGAGTGGCGTTAAATAATTTATCAATTTAACAATTAAATAATATATATTCTCAATAAATATATATTATGGATAACGGTAAACTAACATTAGCAGATTTAGCAGTTTCTCCTAGATCAAAGTCAAGATCTAGGTCTAAATCAAAGTCTCGATCTAAATCAAAGTCAAAATCTAGGTCTAAATCAAGATCTAGATCATCATCTGGTTCTTCTTCTGGTTCTAGATCTAATCCAATGGCGAAGACTCGAAGACACGGTGATAATCGCAACCCTTTAGATATAACACAGGGTCCGGGATATGGAGAACTTGGTAAGACTCGAAGACATGGTGATAATCGCAACCCTCTAGACATTACCAGGGGTCCGGGATATGGAGAACTTGGTAAGACTCGGAGACACGGTGATAATCGCAATCCTCTAGATGTCACAAAAGGACCCGGATATGGAAAACTGGGGAAAACAATTAGACCCAAGTACAGTAGTCAGTATAGTAATATGTAATCACTCTAAATTGTCGCAATAAATTCCCAGTCTAATTCAACACACATCTTCTTCCACGTCTCATCCTGCTCAATCAACTTCTCTCTATCTTTCAACATGGGTATGTCCTCTAAGAATTGCTCCTCGCCTAACAGTTCGCAAAACTTATACAAAACATAATAATAATTCAAGAAATTGACTCGATAATCGGGACATGTTTTCGCGTATGGTGACTGAATCTCCATAAATAGATTACAAAGCGTCTCTTCTAATTCCGGACTAAATACTGGCGGTTTGATACCCAACTTATTTTTGATAAATGCGATGTGTTCATAATATTTATTAAAACCCAATTTCTTTAATATTTCTTTGGTCTTGTAATGTGTTAGTTGTTCCAATTTAATACGCTCCTTTTTGATCTGTTGTTGGATCTGTTCAATAACATCATCCGGAATCTGTGTAGTCTCTTTGCCTTGAAACTGCGCTAAAATCTCCTTGAAATGATTAATTTTCTTATAAGCGTAGAAGCACACTTCCTTTGGTGGTTCTTTATAGGATGGTTTTTCATTCTCAATTAGGTAAGGTACACTAACAGCGCATTCATTACAAATTAAAACACCCTCGTCGTCTAATGGAATTAATTCGCCCTTATAACAACTCTGACAAATGTCGGTAACTCTTACAAAGGCGTTCATGTCAAGAAACGACTCATCGATGTTGCATAAATATTTCTGAACAATGTTTTTGTTCTTATTTTCAGTACCATTTTGATCGGGTTCTACACACTGAATTTTAAAAAAATTAAATAGCGCTTGACTTTTAGATGAATTTGAAGAGTTTGAAGCAACGCCAGAATAATTAGTATTTGAATCTTTGTTATTCTCAGCGTTATCAATATTTTTTTTATTTTCAAAATATTCAAAAATATATTTAGAATTATCAAGAAAATAATTGTTCTTTTTGCCCTTTAAATCTTTAATTGTTTCATTTATTTCTCTAATACGATCTTTTATTTCCATTACCTTTTCAATGGCGTAATTATTATTTTCCAATTGTATTTTTAATTCATATCTTTCTTCTTTCAATTTAGGAATAATATCATATTCATCTTTGGAAAAATCGTTCATGAACTCCTTGTGCTTTCCATCCAATGTTGTTGAATACCGTTTACAAACTTTTATTTTTTTTGCAGTTTTAGGCTTAAAAGATGGCATTAATGTAATAACTTATATTATAATAAATTAATTTATTTAATTATTAATTTTTGGAAATATATTATTTTCAACCTTTTCCACCTTTTCAAAGGTGGAACACAAACAATCCAAATTAGAGGTTTGACTCCACCTTTAAAAAAGGTGGAAAAGGTGGAAATAAGTTAAAATATCATTAATTGTTTCATTTGTTATTTTAAAATGGACATCGAGATAAATATAGCAAATTCGAATGAAGACAATAAACAAATTGAAATAGATAAAATGAAGTTTCAAAAAATGGTGTTTTTATACAACGCTTTAGAAAATGGTTGGTCAATTAAGAAACGAAATAATTCCTATATTTTTACAAAAAATCATGAAGGTAAGCGAGAAATATTTGATGAATCATATTTATCCATATTTATGAAGGACAATGCCGACATTAATAAAATATTAAAATAACATGTAGGTCATTATTGATTAAAAAGTGTGTATTTAATTAATTTAATTTAGTAATTAATTTAATTTTCTAAAAATTATTTTCTTTAGCAATAATATAAAATGGGAGGCGGACTTATGCAACTCGTAGCTTACGGAGCCCAGGATGTGTACCTCACGGGCAATCCTCAAATCACCTTCTGGAAGGTTACTTACAGAAGATACACTAACTTTGCCATCGAGTCGATTGAGCAAACTTTTAACGGCCAGGCCGATTTTGGACGAAGAGTTCAATGCGTCATCTCCAGAAACGGTGACCTCGCTTACAGAACCTATTTGCAGGTGACTCTCCCTGAGATCAACCAGCTCATGGGCATTGCCTCCTTCGTCGCTGGTGTTGGATCCGGTGTTTATGCCCGTTGGTTGGACTACCCCGGTGAGCAACTTATTGCTCAAGTTGAGGTTGAGATTGGTGGTCAAAGAATTGATCGTCAATATGGTGACTGGATGCACATCTGGAACCAACTTACCATGACTGCCGAGCAGCAGCGTGGATATTTCAAGATGATTGGTAACGTCACACAACT